TGGAGGAGGTGGTAAGAGTGTTGCAACCTTCTCAAAATCAGCAGCCGCAATTGCTTCTTCTATTAGAATCTGCAATCCCGGGCTGACTCCGAATTCGTGGGCGAAAAATTCGCGAGTGGCCAAGGTGGGCGCAGGCTTGCGAATCATTTTGGGTACCCGTTGCGAATGGTAACCATCGCCTACAAAACGTGCTTCAGCGCTCTTAACGCGGTTGTACGTATGGTAGGCCATGGCGCCAACGATAGGACAATCGGGCACCTCACATAGGGCGGACATACATTTGGCTTTCTGCAGTTGATCCATAACAGAGCTACGGGCTTCGATGCACGAGTGGGTCCATGCGAAGCCTTCAAGGAATTTTCTAGGATCCTTTACAATCTGGAAGTCGGGGCTGTAAAGATTTCCGCAGAAACTGGCTTGCCTTGGGTGTTCAATTTCAAAAGTCTTGATAGTGAAACCCAATGAAGCATACATCGCTTCGGTCAATTTGCCGCTGCACGCAAAGATTCCATCATCACCTTCAACATAGCCGTCAACCAAGAAGTTGTGCTTCTTGGCCAAGAACAATGTCAACATGAGATTAGTGAATCCGTTGCCCAAGGAAGTGCACATGTCGCCGGACATACGGCGCCCGATAACGGACGCACGTGTGCCCAATCTGAAACCAAGACGATTTGTACCCGTCAAGGCTTTACACAGAAGTTCGACATGTGGGTCATCCCGCAGGCAATGGCGATAGAGCTGCAGTTCGCATGCCTCCATCACCTCTGGCGTGAAGTGTGACTCATAAGCGGTGAAATCATCAGAGAAATAGTGCACCCCTGCTCGAACCAACTTCTCAATGTAATAAGGACGCTCGGCAACGTCGATATGCTTGATGAAGTAAGGGTGAGACGGGTCCATTTGAGACGGAACATTATACAAGAAATCTTCAATTGGTTTGAAACGAGGTCCGCTAAAAACTTTGAAGAAATCTGAGCGCGAATTTATGGTTCGCGCCTCTTTGGCTTCTGTATAAAATTCCCTCTTAATGAAGGATGCAATCTTGCTCCGCTGACGCTTGGTCGGATTGCCACCTCTCATTTGTGCAAACACTTCCCTCAGTTGATTCTTTCGTTCTTCGCTGTAACTTGTTGTCGCCAACCAGTCTTCAAAATTCATGACCGAGACAGCCGGCATGAATTGATTGAGCCAGTTTTTGACAAAGTCCCGAAACTCAGCTAGAACAATAGAATGTGGTGTGGGCACATCCCTCAATACGCGTTTCTCCAGTGAGCGCCGTATTATTTGAGGGTCGTTTGCATCCAAGTGAAAGGGTGCGTAGCCAGGAACCGCCGAGTGATTCAATCGCCGGTAGAATCTTGCTCGTGGTTTGGGGAGTCCGGCATCAGATATTAGAGCTTGCCCATTGAGGACAATGTTTGAAAGGGGGCAAGGAAGGGGGAGTTCTGATGCTCTAACCCCTTCCGTAAAAACTTTCAAACATGTTTTAAATGGATCTAAAAATCCCTTAAGATTTCCGGACGCGCCTCCAGACGTGTGGCGCGTTTGCGAAAATCCGCGACAGAGTGACCATGTAGTGCAAGTAGGACTTTCTCAGTTCCTTCTAGGACATCTATAAAGTCCACATCATCCAAGGGTAGGCTGCTGAGTCGCAGCGCCTTGGCCCGCATTCCGGCCTTAACAGTCTTCAAATCACAATGACTTGGAAACTCGGCCCTCAGGCAGGTGAGCATATGTGGACAGTAAAGAACACTTTCTATCTCCTTGCTCAAAAAGGCCCGCCCTGTGAAGGACAGGACCCCAATGAAAAAGAGGCAGCAAGTGAGGGCGACGGCAAAGGCTACTTCATTTGAGAACAATAAACCAAGTGTAGCGCAAAAGGCCGTCACGAAGGAAAGGACGTACACTTCCCACCAATAAATCCCGAATCTAAAGAAAAGATCTTCAGAATAGTACTCGGCGAGCACAATTCCTCTCTCTTCTCTCTTCG